CAACATAATAAATGTATGAATGAAACCGACCGGACTATTGTTGCGCTTTTATGGCACGAAAACATTGTGGATTCATTGGCACTTTTGCCGAAATCGCGAACCATTCCATTTTATTGTAAAATATTGGAGAACATTTGCTTTGCTGATTATACTGACCGCATTACATTCCAAAATCAGATATGGATATTTAATGAAATGACATCATTAATGAAAACGTTTCATAATAATTATTTATATCACCGCGAATTCAAGCAAACCTACGTAATTCCAGAAATCAGATTTACCAAGGTTCTCACCAAATATTCTACAGAATACAATAATATTATGTTTATTTATAATCTGAGTCAAGGGCTTGATATGGACCGCAAAGACCTAATTGCGTTTTTCCAAGAGTTGAGGATATTTTATGGTCAGGATTTTTATAATATTCCTGAAAAAATAAACCAAGCTATGAAATTGTTTGAGAACATGGACATTAGCAAACTAGATATTAAGAGAATGTATCGATATTTGGATAAAAATGTAAAAAAGGATTCGAATTCAATGATAGAAGATTTGGATTTGAGTGATGATGAGTAGGCGTAAGGGAACCTACGACCCTCCCTATGGGACTCAAAAATTATAGATGGATTATAGATTCAGTTTTTAAATTTTACAACTTTTTACCAAAATTTGTAAAACACCCAGGTTCTCTACATTTCCGGTTCAGATTTTGATTTTTCAACAAAAACCGAAGATGCCTCTTCATTAGAATCTGGACCCAAGTCAATAACATTTGAACTCAACACCTCATTAGACAACGCATCAGCACTAGACGCCATAGTCTTTTGTATAATATGTAATTGTAACTGTTTAATCATAGCATCTTTTTCGGCAGCCTGTTGCGTCAACATCTGTATTTGTTGTCCCATCTGTTGTAGCTGTTGTTGCTGTTTTTGTATAATATTCACAATTTCTTGTGGCCCCAAAGCCACTGGTGGTTGCCCCGGTTGATTTAGCATAATAGTTGGTCCACCTTGACCTTGCTGCTGCTGTTTGGCCATTTCCGCGCGTTTCATGTCAATCTCCTTAATTTGTACAATAACGTCGGGTTTCATGCTAGGGTCACCGGGTTCGTATTTTTCCAACAATCCATCAATATCATTCATGAAAAAATTTTTAATACTAGCTTCAAATGGTTTGCTAATAAAATCGTCGACCGTTTTAGGTGAAACCTTCATATAATCTGGATGCGGGTTCTCCAACAATTTGCGTTTATCGAATGTATTATGTTCATGCGAAAAAACCAAAATGGTCTTCATCGGGTCCAACTGAACAAAAGGCACGGTGTAATTTTTCAAAAACGCCTTTTCCTCGGCCAAAGCAGCATGGTTTTCGTATTGAGTCTGCTTCAAAAGTTCCGACCTAAAAGCAAATGTGCCAGCCGTGGCGTGGTTAGGACCATATGGACCACATTGGTACATTTTACCAATATGTTTGAAATACACATACATTTCACTAGACCCAGCGCACATAGCATCTTTTCTCTCGGTCAAGCGTTCGACCGCATGAGCCACGCGTTCGGGTGGGTAATAATCGTCGTCGTCCATGTAAACGATGATACTTCCCTTGGTCTGTTTGTGCATGTAATTGCGTTTTTCACCTAAAGGCATTTTTTTAGGCAAATCAAAGTATTTGATTTGAGGAATATTCGCGGCTTCGATTAAATCGCGGACTTTATCAGTTCCGTCGTCAACAATAATCCACTCTATGCGGGATTTGGGGTATGTTTGATTTCGGAAACATTGGAGCATAGTCTGAATAAATGGCCGGCGGTTAAAAGTGGGCGTACATATACTGACAAAAGGATGGTATATAATCGGTCCGGCGGGCTTTTGCCCGGATTTTGTTTTCTTTCCCATATTATACAACTAAAGTATATCATTTTATATTGTTTGGAACGATAAAGTTATTTACGAGTAGATTTGAAAATTGTATGGTATGCCTTTTTGACATTTATATAGGCTACATCTAAATTCAGACCTAGTTGGCTGTCTCCATATATTTTATGGCTTGCGCTGATTGTAGTGGAATATTTATTCTTGTTATTTTTTTTTGTTGGGATTATGCGTTAAGATGAGGAGATGGCACTGGTACTGGCACTGGTACTGATTCCAATGGTGCTATTGGTGCTAATGTCACTGATTCTGGCACTGGCACTGGTGCCGATGATGCTGGCACTGGTACTGATTCCAATGGTGCTATTGGTGCTAATGGCACTGGCACTGGTACTGATTCCAATGGTGCTATTGGTGCTAATGTCACTGATTCTGGCACTGTCAATGGTGCCGATGATGCTGTTGTTGGCACTGGTACTGGTACTGATGCCAATGGTGCCGATGATGCTGTTGTTGGCACTGGTACTGGCACAGATTCTACATAATTAGGCGGCGGTTCTTGTTTAAAATATTTGCTATATTCTAAATTTTTAACTATATTTTGGTCTATATTGGGTTCAGAATTGCGACCATCAACACTGTGATTTACAGTTGGACCATCACGAGTGCGAATATTTTCTTGTCTAATATTTGCCTGTCTAATATTTGCCTGACGAATAAGGTTTTCATCCGCCTCTGTCTTCCGCGTTTTCATAAGAGACGTGTCACTTTCTAATTTTTGGTTAAATTTTCTATATACAAATCCTAATGTAAAAAATATAATTATAGAAAAGATACCGGATGTTGCCATTTTCAAAGTATGTGTGCTCATACTTGTCCAACACAAGAAAATATTATATAAAAGCACAAAAATTATCAAAATATATAATTGCCATTTAAATATCACATCATTAACCAATTTCAACAATTTCGACATTAAATCATCAGCACCACATGATTTTTTATGTAAAGAATCAATCATCGTTTGTATGTAAATATTAATCAACGAAAATGTCATAAAAAGTGAATGTGGTTTTTTGTTATACCAATTAGCACAAATAATCCCAAAAAACGACCCCCCAAATAGATATATCAATAAAAATATACCAGCAAAAGGAATAAACATAATCGTAATTATTAAGCGAATGACGGTCAACACTAGCCAAAGTATAGCCATCCAAAAAGACGAAAACCATGTTGTAGCATTTATATAAGCATTAGCGCTCGATTTTATGCCAGTCCATAAAGACGACAAATCAATGGATGGAATCATGTGAACAAAAAATGAATATAGGACCAAAAGAGTTATTATGGAAGTCCACGCACAATTAGAACCCGGTGTCATTAAATCGACCATCATTTGATGGAAAAAATCAAAATAATTAGAAAAAACATACCAAGACAATAATAATAATATAAACATACAAATGGCAGTATAATTGAAAAACCCTTTAATGACAGACGGCAGTCCAGTCAAAAGTATATAACGAGCGACTTTGAGTGGTTGAAATAAATCGCGCCATAAGTATCGAATGGGCAACCATAATGAATCCCATATTTCATCCGGTGTTGGTGTTTTAATGCGACCTTCGCTGTCTTCATATATCATTAAATAAAACCAATTATACATGACATATGTGGCAACCACCGTATAAACCAAATTATAAATACACTGTTTAACTATGTTAGCATCATTTCGCTGGGTTTCATTAAATTGCTCTAAATTATTCAATTGATTTTGTATCAAATCATTATTAATTGTATCTTCTAAAGACCCGATATTGTATGTTGTAACGTTTTTTGCAAAATCAACGGCAGATGAATAATCTGAAAACGTTTTGACATATTCTTCTACCGCTGGTGTTAAAAGGTGTGAATCTATATCACGAAAAACGTTTTGATACCAATTAATAAATTGGACTAAAGCATCGGTTAATTGTGCTAATAACCAGGAATAATCTTGCTGAACGGCGGTTAGACCGTTTTGCATAGTTGATTGTGCGTCTTGAATGCCATCGGACATATCATCCATGCCTTCTACAAATGGTTCTTTGGCATAAATATTCGAAAATAGTTCGATGTTTTTATAATTATTTGCTTGATGTAAATCGTCAAGCGTCGGCTTGTCTTGATTTGTCATTTTTTCGACAAAAATGTCCTTTTTCCATGTAGTTTCTGCCATACTATAATAGGATTAGACTATCTGTAGCAAAACATACCGAGAATTTATACCAAATAATTTATGTTACAATAATGGTCACATAAATAAAAACGATAAAGACAATAACAATCTTTGTAAAAGGGAGGTTTGGGAAGGGAACCTACGGTTCCCTCCACTACTTAGCATACAACATCCCGCAATTGCCTCCAATAAATGACAAAATGTTATATCGCTCCTCGAACAGAATCATATTGAAATTATAATCGTATAATTGGCCCGTTTGTTTAGAAACTCCGATGGGCTGTCCATCCGAATTACAAATCACATTAAATTGCGAGTTCACTAAGTCAACCGGTGGCACATAGGTCGAAATCTCCAATTCAATTGTCTTGAATTTGCTCAGATTCATCGCGCCCGAAGGCTGGTATTCAAAAGGACTCGAATTCAGACAAAAATTATAACAATATAGGCCATCCGACGCAGCCCCCGCCGTCCGCGTATATTTTTCTATATAATCGAAAATGCCGCGGGTCTGAGTATTTTCGCGATAATCCCCATTTAAAACGATTCCCATTGTTTCTAAAATATCGCGCTGATTAACCGGATTAAAAACCCCCGTAGTAAAATAACCAGTATTTATATTTCCATTCGGATTAATCAAAGGGCCTAACCCGTCAAACCCCAAATCCATTGGCGTGGATGCCGGTGCAGCAATAATATTTTGCGGCAAGGCATGATATGGCCAATTCGTATAATTCGACCACTCATTACGCATATTAACATCATTCCTCTGTAAATAAAACATCCAATTTGCCACCATGCCGCTCGAATACACTTTGACGCGCGATGCACCAGCAACAGTATTGAAATTATACCTAAATATATCTTTTACTAAATAGACTTGGTCTTCTTGTGCAAACAGACGACTCTCATCCGGCGAGAGAAAACAATAAGTCGATATCAAATGTATGTCAGCATTCCATGTTGTCAACAAATTGCCATATGATTGAGCACTAATATTGACTGCTGGCGGCGTCTGTAAAAATCGATACATCTGGAATTGCGCCTGATTGAAATCCGGCTGAATATAAGGGTTGTTATTGCCCATATCAAAAATATCGCGCACTTGAAACAGCTCTTGTATAGGTCTAAGCGTGACCGATATAATAAGTTCATTATATTGTAGAGAAACTAGGGGAAATGCGCACTTGCTATCTAAAGTAAACCAGGCATTTATCGGAATAAACAGGTCGCGCCCACGAATAG